ATAGATAGAGGTAGTGTTTCCTGGTCTTTATTAAAAGAGGCAAAGAAACTTAAATTACAAGCAAAGGAAAGATTAAATGAAACTAAGCAATAACTTCTCTTTAAAAGAGATGACAGCTTCACAGACAGCTGTTCGTAAAGGGATTAGTAATAACCCTAGCGAAGACCATATGAATGCTCTAAAAGAACTTTGTGTAAATGTTTTACAAAAAGTCCGAGATCATTATGGTAAAGTGGTAACTATATCAAGTGGGTACCGTAGTCCTGAGTTGTGTGAAGCCATAGGCTCAAGCAAAAATTCACAACATGCCAAAGGCCAGGCGGCCGATTTCGAGGTGTTTGGATTGAGCAACGCTGAGTTGGTAAAATGGATCAGTGAGAACTGTGATTTTGACCAGATGATATTGGAATTTCACAATTTAGATGAACCTAATTCCGGGTGGGTACACTGCTCGTATAGGTCAGATGGTGAAAACCGTAAGCAGATATTAAGAGCTTACAAGAATGAAAGTAATAAGACTTGTTATGAGTCTTACGAACCTAGCTGAAAAGAAGATAGGGAAGAGTTAAGAAACGATCCCGAGAAGATAAAAGACCACATGACATTATACAGGTCTACCTAGGCTTGACTTTTATGTTAAATGATGATATATTGGAGATATTATGACTAGAAAATTTAATTTTGTTGATTTAGATAAATCAAAACTGCCTAAAACCAAAGGTAAAAGAATCGATGGTTTTAGATTTTATGATGTAGATGGTAAACATTATCCATCTGTAACCACTGTACTTGGTATTCTTAAAAAAGAAGGCCTACAAAAGTGGCGAGATAGTATTGGTGAAAAGGTTGCTCAATGGGAAATGGGTAGAGCCTCAAGGAGAGGTAAAGCAACTCATACTTTAGTAGAACAATATATTAAGAACGAAACACCATCTATCCGTGACGTGTTACCACTAGGTTTATTTAAACTGTTAAAACCATATGTAGATCAAATTGACAACATACACTTGCTAGAGGCAATTATGTTTAGTCACAAACTAACAATTGCTGGTCAAGTAGATTGTGTTGCTGAGTACAATGGTAAACTATCTGTAATAGATTTTAAGACAGCCAACAAGGAGCGACAAGAAAGCTGGATTGACAATTACTTTATGCAATGTTCGGCTTATGCCATAATGTATGAAGAAACATTTGGTACCCCTATTGAACAAATAGTAATTATGTTAGCTAGTGAAGACGGTACATCACAAATATTTGTCAAAGAACGTAAAGACTATGAGAAAGAGCTTATAAAAGCGATTGATGGTTTTTATAAATATTACGAGAAACTAAACAAAGATAAGGTTGAGGTAAAATAGTCCCAACCTTACAAGAGGGACTATGAAATCAATCATAATCATATTATCACTGCTTTGGTCTACAATCAGTTATGCTGATATGGAAAAGTATGACTTTTTTGGTATGACAATGCCAATGATGTGTGGGTTACCAGTAGTAGTAGATAAGTATATAGAAGATAAAGGCTTTACTGCTATCAATGTAAGTTTTGGTAAAGAAGGCGCTAAAGAAGATGGCGAAATAGTATTCGCTATAACATACTACATAAACGACAAACACCAAACATTAGCAGTAGCAGAATCACCATCCGATCCATACAAGTGTATGATATTTCAAACATTTGATATGATAATGAATAAAAATTTATTAAAAGGTACTAACACTTAAAACATTGACAAATTAGGCCAATTGTGTTATATTGGTAATGTTATAACAGAGGTGGTGAAATCTAGCGGTAGTAACCACCTCATATATAGAAAGTGAAAATGAATAGTAAAGAATTTAGTTTAAAAATAGAAAACATGGTCAAAGAAAAAAAGTGTTCATACATGGACGCTGTAGTATTATATTGTGAAGAACTTGAAATTGACCCAGCAACAGCAAAACCATTAATATCAAAATCTCTAAAAGAGAAAATCAAATTAGAAGCTACAAATTTAAGAATGCTTAAATATCCGAAGTGTGGTCAATTGCCTATATAATTATGTATGGAGGATATGATGTATTTAAAGTATATTTGGGAGTTAAGTTACACTTCACAACCAAGACTTACGATTATGTCAGATACGAAGGAAAGGTTAACTGTAAACTTGAAACATTTACAAAAAGAAACGATAGATATTTCTTTCATAAGTTAAGTAAACAATATGGACAAAATGATATACTTGATTTCTTTGTTGCTAACTTTGCTTCAGATAGCAAGGGATGGATTGGTAATTTGTTACAAAGAGATGGTAAAGATGTTTACTTGGATTATAAGAAACGGAAAGAAGCCTTTGGTTACCATTTCAGAAACGATTGTGTATCTATCTGTAATGACTTTACTTCTCGTAATATTTCTTTTGATGATGGTTTCATATGCCATAGCGGACAACATCCTAGATTTTTACGATTACTTATTCAAAAAAAACTCTCGCTACAGACCGCTATCGTGTTTGACCACTTCTTATCGTTTAGCAAGAATTTTTCTAAAGAGATTACCGAGAAGGTTGTATGGCCTAAAATCTCATCTACGCTTACCAAGTTAAGACCTTTTATAAACTTTAATACTACAGAATGTAAATTGACAATGAAAGATGTATTTGTATGAACCGAGTATTTTGTATAGGTAATGGTGAAAGTAGAAAAAGTTTAGACTTAATACAATTAAAACCATATGGCAAAATATATGGTTGTAATGCCTTGTATAGAGATTTTACACCAGATGTATTGACGGCAGTTGACATGGGCATAATGCATGAAATCTATCATAGTGGATATGCTTATGAAAATCAATGTTACTTTAGAAACTGGTCAAAAGTACCTGCTGAATTATATGAAAATATAATGAGTGGAGGTGCCAATCCTGAAGACGTAGAGTTAGCAAGATCAGAGGGTGTATTTTATGAAAATGAGAGAACACCTGAAACAAATGAATTTGTACTACATGGCTCAAATGTGGCAGGTATGGTGACCATAATTAAAAAAGATAAATCTCATCAAAGAAAACACATACAACAAAAAACAATCAAGGTATCATGGTGTAAAGACAACGACAAGTCTAATTGTATAAATGATATACTACATGAAACAAAAGATCATGGCTGGGCATGTGGTCCTACATCAGCCTATATTGCTTGTACAAGAGAACAACCTGAAGAAGTATATTTGGTAGGCCACGATTTAAATAGCCATACTAATCTATTAAACAATATGTACAAAGGCACACCTAATTATGCTTTGGCAAAAAGTACACCAACACCTAGTGTCAATTGGGTGACACAATGGAAACAGACATTTTGGGACTTCAATGGTAAGAACAAAAACCAGAGAGTAAAGTTTATAAAGGTCAATCCAGACTTGAATACACCAAATGCTGTGAACTCTCCACCATTAGAGTGGGACGGTACTGTAACCAATCTGGAGTATATGAATATGGCAGACTTCCAAAAGAAATTTAAAATCAAATGAGCATTGACTTTTACAGCGTAGTGTGTTATATTAGACATATGTTTGATAGTTTAGTTTATAAAACTTTAGACGCTATAATAAGATGGTGTGAAAAGTACAAAAAATTTAGAAAGACAAGGTCTCTACCTAAAGAATGCTGGGACGAAGATACTAAAAAGGCAGGCTTAAAAAAGTGGGTAAAACAACGAGAAAGTCTTATAAATAAACATGTCGATTAAACAGACAATACAAATACAATATACGAATACACATACAAGGAGAATAATATGGATTTCGAAACATTAAAAAGCTCGTCAAGCAATTTTGACAAGTTAACAAAAGCACTAGAGCAAAACCTTGCTCCAGAAGATCAATCAAATAAAAACAAATACCAAGACGATAGATTTTGGAAACCAGAGTTAGACAAAACTGGTAATGGCTATGCTGTTCTTAGATTTCTACCTGCTGTTGAGGGTGAAGACTTACCTTGGCAGAGAATATGGTCACATGCCTTCCAAGACAAAGGTGGCTGGTTTATTGAGAACTCTCTAACAACACTAGGTCAAAAAGATCCTGTGTCAGAGGAGAATAGTAGATTATGGAATACTGGTTTAGATAGTGATAAAGATATTGCTAGAAAGAGAAAAAGAAAATTATCTTACTACTCTAACATTATGATTGTATCTGATCCAAAACATCCAGAGAATGAGGGTAAAGTATTCTTATTCAAGTTTGGTAAAAAGATATTTGACAAGATCACAGAGTCAATGCAACCGGCTTTTGAAGATGAAAGTCCAATCAACCCATTTGATTTTTGGAAAGGTGCTAACTTTAAACTAAAAATTAGAAAAGTTGATGGTTATTGGAACTATGATAAATCCGAGTTTGAGGGTGTATCACCACTTGCTGAAAGTGATGACAAGATCAAAGAAGTTTGGTCTAAACAACACGCTCTAAAACCTTTCTTAGACCTTAGTAATTTTAAAACCTATGATGAACTCAAAGAGAAACTGAATAGGGTAATTACAGGCGATAGAAACGCTAGTACCGTAGAAAATGCAAACCTCCCGCCTCAAGCTACGAGACCAGTGAAAAGCGAAACAGTTGTTGCTTCTTCAACAGCTACTGATAATGGCGAAGATGATACTTTGTCATACTTTAGTAAATTAGCTGAGGAAGAGTAATCTATCTCTCTCTAAACTGAAAGCTTTAAGGGGTAGCGAGAAATCGCTACCTCTTTTTGTATATTAGGCGTATAAATATAGTTATGGCAAGTATTCTGGACCCGCTAGTAGATAAACAAGGTGGTGTAAAAAAGTCAGCAAATTGGTATAGAACGAATGTTCAATCAATATCTGATAAATTTACAGCCAGAAAGTTGATGAATCAAGGTAAGTTAATTGGTAGACCAAGTGTTGGAAGATTAAATATGTTCTTCTATGACCCTAAGTTTAAGAAGACATTACCTTACTATGATGCATTTCCGCTAGTCTTACCTTTAGAACCTATTAAAGGTGGTTTTATGGGTATGAACTTTCACTACTTGCCTTATTTGTTAAGATTTAGATTATTAGAAAGAATGCAAAAGTTTTCTACAGGTGGTTTTAGTGCTAAAACTAAAATTGAGGCCTCTTATGATGGTATCAAAAATATAGCAATAGCAAAACCAACTATTAAAAAATATTTGTATAGTAAAGTAAGATCACAATTTTTAAGAATAGATTTTGATGAAGCTGCTATGGCAGTATATTTACCAGTACAACAATTTAAAAAGGCTGGTGTAACTAGAGTATGGGCAGACAGTAGGAGTATGATTTAATGGCAATTTTAAGAGGCGGCAAAAGATTTGGTGGTTTTGATGTTCGTATAGGTATTCCTAGAGATAGGTCACTAGACAATGTACAAGGCGATACTAGATTAAAGCAAAGAGCAGGTGGTAATCCAGATTCTACAATGGGTAGAATACAGGCATTTATAAATGAAGCAGAGGGTTTTGCTAGAAAGGCAAGATACTATGTTGAATTTAATTTACCAAATGGTGTTGGTGACGCTTTACAAGGTGCCAGTGACAATGAAGTTGTTTACTCACAAGAAATTACAGATGAGAACAGAGGTTTTGCTCTCACACAAGATTTAAAGTCAGCACATTTGGCCAATGGTAGACGAGTACAAGCATTTTGTTCAGCAATAACAATGCCTGAAAGAGATGTAACTATGAAAGAAATTAGACACAATGGCCCTGCTAGAAAAATTGCCTATGATTTTAAATCAGCAGATATAACAGCAACATTTTATGCTGATAAGTTTTTAAGAGAAAGAAGTTACTTTGAATTATGGCAAAAGGCCGCTTTGAGTACAACATCTTTCAATTACAATTACTACAACGACTATGTTTCACCAATCAATATTTTACAACTAGGTAATTATGCTAGTCAAAACGAAAGAGATGATGTAACTTACGCTGTAAAACTATTTGATTGTTATCCTAAAACAATAGGTGCTGTACAGTATTCACATGATGTAAATAATGTACAAACATTTGATGTTACATTTACATTTAGATATTGGGTAAATTACTTTATAGATGAAGTAGATAATGTAGCATTAATGGGACAAAAAGAATTTAATGTACCAACGGTAAAATATGGTGGTCTATTTGGTGGTTTGTTTAGTAAACTACCTCCTGAATTAAGACGTGCCGGCCGTGATGTATTGAATGATATTAGAAGACGAGTACCAATAGGTCCGATAACTGGTGGTAGAGTGTTCCCACCATTTAAAGTACCGCCACTGAAAATATAATTAAGGAGATATAATGGCATTACCAAAGGTAAATACACCGACATATGAATTGACTTTACCATCACAAGATAAAAAAGTCAAATATAGACCATTTCTAGTAAAAGAAGAAAAGATATTATTGATGGCTATGGAATCTCAGAAAGAAACTGAGATTTATGAAGCTACAAGACAGATAGTTGACACTTGTACATTTAACACACTAAAAGTAGAAGAACTACCAACATTTGATTTAGAATATATCTTTTTACAGATAAGAGCTAAGTCAGTAGGTGAGATTTCTAAATTTAAAGTATTGTGTCCAGATGACAAGAAAACATACGCTGATGTTGAGGTAGACTTAACAAAAATTAATGTGGAAGTAGATGACGACCACACAAATAAGGTTATTGTTGATGAAGCAAGAAATCTTGGTGTTGTACTAAAATACCCAACACTGAATGTACTAAAGTCTGGCAAGACAAGTATGGATAACGCTACGATAGAAGAAGTATTTGAGGTTCTATCTAAATGTGTTGATCACATATTTGAGGGTGACAAGGTATATCCAGGTAAAGATAGTACACCAGATGAGATTAAAGAGTTTTTTGAGAACTTATCACAAGATTCTTTCTTAAACATCAAAAAGTTTTTTGATACTATGCCTAGATTAAGACATGAAATGAAAGTTATTAATCCAACAACGAAAGTTGAAAACACTGTTGTTCTATCAGGACTAGCAGATTTTTTCGAATCAGCCTCTCCCATAACAGCCTAGAGGCCTATTTCGAAACTAATTTTGCACTGATACAACATCATAAATATTCGTTGAGTGAGATTGAAGATTGTATGCCATGGGAGCGTGATGTATATGTTTCTATGCTAACTAATTGGATAAAACAAGAAAACGAGAGAAGACAAAGAGAGGCATTAAAGTAATGAGTGAAATAGAAGATAAAATTGTTGTACCTGCTGATATAAAAGAAATTACTAAAAAAGTAAAAGTAGATTTAGAAGTTGATACATCCGTTAAAGACATGGGACCTAACCCATATGCTAAATTAATACACATGGCGAGAGCTGTTGACGCTTGGAGAATATTTCCAAGATTGTTCTTAACAGTTTACATTGTGTTATTATACAAATGTGTAATATGGTATATGAACTTAGGCGCTCCAACAATGGAACAAAGTGGGTTAATTAGTATCGTAGTTGGTGCTGGCGCTGCCTGGTTTGGTCTATACACAGGAACAAGTAAGAGTAAAAAATAATGGCAATAGAAGTTTCAGATTTTAGAGCATTAGCAAAGATCATCACTAGTGAAACTATGAAGACCGTAGGTGCTGGTAAAAAAACAATCATAGCACCGACAGTACAAAGGCAAATGACTACTAATATGGTTGAATCGGCAGAAAGTGGTAGTGAAAAAAGATTCATGGCTGCTTTTGATAAAGCAGAAAAAATCATAGAAAAGTTAGGCATAAATGTATCAGACTTCAACAAAGGTCTAGGTGACAGAATAAAAGAATTAAGAACACAAAAAGATACATCAGCAAAAGAAGTAGAACAGTTGAGAGCCGAAAATATAGCTTCTGAAACTAGATTAATGGAAGATAATGGTAAGCAGGTAATACAAACAGCCATACTTACGAAGAAAGAAATTGAAACGAGAAAAAAAGAGATAATTCAAACTGAAAAATTATTATTAAAAGAAGAAAAAGAGGCAGCAAAACGTAAAGCGGTTATTATGAAGCAAGAAACAGCTTCATTAAGAGATAACGAGTTAATATTAGCTGACCAAGAAAAAATTGTTAGAATAGAAAAAGACTTACAAGAGAAAAAAGATTCATTAGGTGTGGATACAGGTGGTAAGAGAGAAAGAGGTGCTTCATCAACTTTCTTACAGGAATTAGTGGCGCCGTTTGCTGCTGTTGGTGACGCTCTGTTATCAGTAAGAGATATTGCTAATAGTGTGACAGATGTTTTTAGTTTCTTTGCTGATGGTGGTCTTACTAAATCATTAAAGAAGTTTGCTGGTGGTGTAAAAGCAGTTGCTAAATTCTTTGGTTCTGCTAAAGTATTAATTGGTCTTGCTATCGCTGGTGTATTATTACTAATGTATAAATTTAGAGATAAGATTGGTGATGTGGCGTCTGCCATAATGAAAATACCAGGTAAGATATTTGATTTCTTTAAAGATACATTTGTTATGATAAAAGATTTCTTTATTAATATGATTAATGGTGTTATTAAATTACTTAACAAAGTATTAGGTGTATTTGGTGCTGATATAGGTTTACTCGAAACAAGTAAAGATAAAGAAAATACTAAAGCAGAGCAAGAATTAAAAGCAAAAGAAAATAGAGAGGCGACTGCCCTTATGAATGAGGGTGATGTCACTAACGAAGAAAAGAAACAGTTAGAAGATTTAAAACAACCTAATGAAAAGATAATGCCTGATAAAAAGTTTTCACTTGAAGATATAGAAGCAGGTAAAGTTGATTACAGTCAAGCTTCAATGAATGTTGATGATAGAAAAAATGTCAACACAGCGTCTGCTGATTTGACAGCAAAAGCAAACCAATCACCTGTTATAATACAACAAAACAGTACACAAAATAATTCATCTAGTAGTGGTCAAACACAAAACTATATTCACACGGACAATAAGAACTCCGATAATACATTGTTGAATATGAATAATACGGCTATTGCCTAGTAGATACCTAATTCTTTTTCAGTAAAGATTTTAAACTCCATACTATTGTCGTTACAATACACATCAGCGGCTTGCCATTTAGCCACATTTTTGATATATTCTAAACTCTCTCTCATAAATGCCTTTGTCTTCTTTGTTTTAGGTCTAGGTTTCTTAGTTTGAGCAGCTGGTTTTATCTCTATCATATAACGCTTGCCTTTGGCAGTCTTTATGATAAAGTCAGGAAAGTAACGGTGTTTCTTTCTATCAATAGGATTGATATATGGTATCGCCAATTCTTCACTTGCCCAATAGATTATATCTTGGTTTCTGTCACAATATACCATAAACTTACGCTCCCAATTAGAACGATATACAATTCTAGTAGGGTCGCCAGCATATTTCTTAGGGTTGGTAGGTCTGTAAATACCTTTATATGATTGTCTTTTTTTCATTATAAATATTACTATTACAAAGGTATTTAGATGAGTTTTACAAGTAAGGTTTCAAACATATTAAAGCAACAGGTTGGTAACATGATAGGCAGTAGCATATCAAGTTTTGCCAATAATATAATGGCTAACGGTGGTCAAAAGAAAAAGTTGGCTGCTAAATTGCTTAACAAGTCACCATTAGAGATAGAAAACATTGATCCAACGGCTCACATGAAAGAGAATCCGTATCAGTATGGTACGGTGTATTATCCACAAGAAACATCTAATTTAGGTGAGGGTCATTATATTATTTTTGATGTAGTGATGCACAAGTCATCAAAATTTAAAACTGATAAACAAGCAAATGTTAGAGTAATACCACAGGCAGACTTTGGTGGTTCTTATGTAGGCGAATCTACATCATATCAAAAAGCTGTAACTAAAATTAAAAGACAAAATTCATTTGCCAATCCACAGGCAACAAGACTACAAGGTGTTAAGTCTGGTCTAAATCAGAAAACACCAACACATACATTTTTGTCAGACAGTATAATATTGTACACACCAGGCGCTGCTCTAAAGTTTGGTTATGGTGCCGCTTATGATGGTATTGACACAGGTATTGCTGGTTTATTAGGCGACACATTAAGTGGTATTAAGGACTTTGATAGTGCCATGGCGGCCATCAAAGGTGGTGGTGCTGACGCTGTTAAAATGTTAGCAAGATCAGGTATATTTGGCGCTGCTAGTTTAATACCAGGTTTTGAAAATGCTCAAGCAGCTTATGATAAGGCAAAAGGTCAAGCAGTAAACCCTCAACAAGAGATGGTGTTTAGTAAAGTAAACTTTAGAGAGTTTGAATTTCCGTTTGAGTTTGCTCCTAAGAATGCTCAGGAAAAAGACCAAATGCACAAGATAATAAATCTATTTAAGTTTCATATGCATCCTGAATACAAGGGTGATACAAAAGGTTTCTTTAATGTACCAAGTGAGTTTCAAATCACATATATGTACAGAGAAAATATTAACACATATATACCAAGAATTAGTCGGTGTGTATTGGCAAACATGAACATAGACTTTGCTCCAGAAGGAGTATTTTCTACATTTAAGGCAGATAATGGTGGCGCTGCTCCTGTTTTGGCAACAATGAATTTAACATTTAAAGAAACAGAAATAATGACTAAAGAAAGAATAGCTGAAGGATTTTAATGGCATACTTTTCTAAATTTCCAAAAGGTTACTATGACATTAAAGGTAATGGTCAGGTCAAACTAGTTACAGACTTAATGAGAAGAGTCAAAGTAAGGTCTAAAATCAGAGATGAGGCAAGTCTATACTCTACATATGATGTACCAAATGGTGAAAGACCTGAACACACGGCATTTAAACACTTTGGTGATACAGAGTTACATTGGATTATATTGATGACCAATGATATGACAGACGCTTACTATGACTGGCCATTGTCAGAGCAAGACTTTGAAGCATATGTAAAAGACAAGTATGTTAATCCAGATAGTGTACACCATTATGAGGTAACACAATCAAGTGGTAGACAAACAGGTAATGGACCAGATGATTATACACACAAGGTACAAGTTAATTCAGACGCTGTTGGTGCTCAATCTGTATCTAATTATGAATATGAACAAAGACTACAAGATGAAAGAAGAACAATCAAATTATTACAACCACAATTCCTAGGTCTTTTTGTTGAAGAATTTGAAAGACTTGTAAGAAAATAGAATGATATGTATAGTGAAATTGATACAGCACAACTAGAAAAAGCTGGCGATTATGTTCTATCGGACATAGAGTTAGTTTCTTTTCAGGCTGCTGATGGCAGTAATCCAAAAAGAATTTCAATAAGATCATTAGTATCAGAGGTCAACATCTATGAAGGACTTGATCAGAAAAACCTATCAGGCACAGTAATATTAACAGACGCTCAAAATGTAGTAGGTCATTTACCCTTAACTGGTTTTGAACGAATAGAATTTAAGATGTTTACACCTGGCACAAGTAGAGGTTACGACTTTACATTTGACACAGGTCACCCTATGTTTATCTACAAGATTGCCGATAGGACTGGTGTATCTCCTAGAACTCAAATGTATAAACTACACTTTTGTTCAGCAGAGATGATACAAAACGAACAAGTAAAGGTAGAACGAGCATTTACCGACACATATGACAACAATGTATTATCAGTGTTTAGAAACGAATTAAAATCTAAAAAGACAATGATCGTAGAAGAAACAGCAGGTATTCGTAAGTACACATCACCAAAAATAAGACCCTTTGAAGTAATAGATGAGTTTAGTAAAAATGCTCAAAGTAAAATATTTACCAATGCTGGTATGATGTTTTATGAAACTGCCATAGGGTATCATTTTCAATCTATTGAATCAATGTTAGCAATCTCAAATGGTGTAGCAAGACCAGTACAGGCAAAATACACACCAAAGCCTGCCAATATAAGAGATAGTCGTGGTAATAGAGATGTAGTTAAAGAAATGCAAACTGTAGTAAAATTTCAAATTAATGAACAGTTTAACACATTAAAAAATTTAAGAAACGGTGTATATAATGCTCGTGTAATTACACATGACAATTACAATAAGACCTTTAGTGAGGTTGATTTTGATTATGCCGAAACATATAGCAATTCGTTTCATACAGAGCATGATGGTAAAGGTGGACTACAAGATAACAAAAGTATTATGCCATTATTTAACTACAAAGACAACAAGTTTTTTAGTCAGTTTCCACAAGGCACACAATACATGGTATCAACAACAGAAAATGTACACACAGACATAGAAAGAGTACCACACGAAGTAAACTTGCCAAAAAGATTATCACAAAGACTGGCGTTTGAGACCATGTCATTAACAATTACTGTACCAGGGTTTACAGGTATATCCGTAGGTGACCTAGTAGCATTTGAAATGCCAAGTTACGAACCGTCTGGAGTTGACAATCCGTTAGACCTAGACCCATATATGAGTGGACGTTACCTTATTAAATCTATAAGACATAAGATTACAACAGGTGAAGATAGACACGAAATGGTCATAGACATAGTTAAGGATTCAGTACATACTGGTTACCCACAAGAAAACATTAATACATTAGATACAAGAGAAAATGCAGAAGCAATTAATATCCTAAAGTATGACCTAGATGACGCTCTTTTAGAAAATACAGAGGGTGATGGAGTTTTTAAATGATCTTAACTCCTCAGAGAGATACAGAGAATCCGAGAGTTTCCGACGCTTCCGAGCGCTTAGGACACGGCCATCTTCAAGCAACCGAGAGAATGGTCTACAATATAACAGATAACCACCTGAAAGGCAAGTAAATAAGACAATGAGAAATATAATAAACAACATTAAACACACATATGGCAACCTCTCAACAGCTTTGATAGAAGTATATTATACAGAGAAGTATTACAGGTTCTACAAAGGACAAGAAGCTAAAGTCAGTCTGGCGACTGCCTGTTTCTATATTGGACAAGGGATAGTCATTATACATAGTGGTTATCACTGGTTGCGTACGGCCATATTAAATAGGTTTAAATGAAGTATAGTGAGTGAATTAAAAGCAAACATATATCGGTAAAAATAAAAAAGTATGAACAATAAAATTTTAGGGTTAAATGGTTTTCTCTGGTTTGTTGGCGTAGTAGAGGATAGATTAGACCCTACTTACACTGGCCGACTTAGAGTACGAGCATTAGGTCATCACACATCAAACAAAGAAATTCTCCCAACGGCCGACTTACCATGGGCGTCTATACTATTGCCAGTCACGGCTGCCGGTATTACAGGACTAGGTCAATCACCGTCAGGTCTCGTAGAGGGTAGTTGGGTGTTAGGATATTTTAGAGATGGTGACAGTAGGCAAGAACCGATTATCATTGGTTCATTACCTGGTCGCCCATCAGAGCTCGCACAGTCTGGTGGATTTTATGACCCGAACGGTATATACCCAAAGTATAAGGATGAGTCAGATGTCAATAGGTTGGCGGTCAATCTAAAAGAGGACAATGTAGAAGTAAATCCTCATTTATCATTAACATTAAGAAGATCAACAAGAATTACAGGAGTGGCAACGGCAGACGTAAACCCCGTAAAGGCCGCCGATGGATCAGATATACTTGGCAGTGATGGTGATACCTTTGACCAACCAGAAATACCGTACTCGGCCATATACCCGTAT